GCAGGTGCAGCAGGTTCAGCAGCAACGTCCAGTGCAATAGGCCAGTTAGCCACTACTGGAAAAGTTGACCCAGCTGCAACAATAGCCAGTGCAGTAACAGCTGGTTTAAACCCCGGAGGTATGCTAGCCGAAAACTTTGGTCTAGCAACGGGTACAGGCGTAAATATAGTTCCAGAAAACGTTGTTGGCGGTTTTGTACAAGGAGCCACAAACGAATTAGTTAGTAGTGCTATTACTGAAGGCAAACTTGATGTAGAAAGTGCTTTAATTAGTGGATTAACGAGTGCTGGTATTAAGGCAGCTTCTGATTTACTTTCTGATACAGAGCAGTTTTCTGTTGAAGCTGAAATGAAACGTATTGCAGATGAGAGAGCAGCAGCGGGGTTATCTCCTCTTTCTACAGAGCAACTATATTCAGAAGCGTTAAAAGGAACTATGGTTGGTAAATCTGACTTAGGAGGTTTAGTAGGCAAGGGCGGTTTACTTCCCTTTATTGATCCTGTAAGCACTACGGGACTAAATCAGCTTTTAGGCGGGGGTTCATTTGACCCTATTTCCGTATTTATTGATGCTCAAGGCAACCAATATACGGACACCGAAGTATTGTCTATGGGTCTGAGCCCTGCGGAGATTTATGCTGGTAATGTTCCGGGTTGGTCTAGCGGCATGATAACGCAACAGAATACAATTTTTGGAGACGCCTTTGATTTTGCCAAAGAGAACATTCCCGGTGTTAGCCAAGTAGCAAATATAGGCAGTGGTATACTAGACGCAGCTGCCGCTTCTCAGTTTAAAAAGACATACGGCTATACTCCAGAGGAATTTCTTGACGCAGGCGTTTCAATAGAACAAATACAAAGGATGGTTTCGTACGGCCCGTTAGACGAAGCGTATAACTTTTCAAAGAATCCTAGAGGAATTTCAGAGATAGTAGGTCTTTTGTCTGGTATTGAAGGCCTATATTCTACTGGCGCTAATAATCCTTTTCGTACTTACGCTGACCCAGACCCGACAACAGGTGGAATAGGTATTATAGGCGACGCTCTTACTATTACAGGGGAGCAAGCTGACGCAGCAACAACGGCAACTTCAACCGAAGGCGGTACAGCCACAATTAACTTATCTGGTGCTGAAACTACTGTATCAGCTAACACCGTTTTACCGGGAACTAACACAACAATAAGCGACGCTATTATAAACGGATTTATTGATGGTGTTTTAATAAGCGAAGATGGAAGCACTAAAACAACAAGTATAGACGGAAATGTTACAACTACCGCAACTAATAGTTTTGTAGGAGGTGATCGCGATAGACAAATTATTGTTGACGGCACAAAAACTTCTGATACAGTCGTAGATACTGGAACTCCTTTAATAACGTCTTCTGGTGTTGTTGAAGATACCCGTAATAGACAAGTTATTGTTGATGGTGGACAAACTCCAGAAACTGTAGTAGATCCTACGGTTGTGACTCCAGAAACTGTAGTAGATCCTACGGTTGTGACTCCAGAAACTGTAGTAGATACTACGGTTGTAACTCCAGAAACTGTAGTAACTCCTCCGGTTGTAACTCCAGAAACTGTAGTAGATCCTACGGTTGTAACTCCAGAAACTGTAGTAGATCCTACGGTTATTCTTCCAGAAACTGTAGTAGATCCTAAAAAAGAATTGCCTCCTACTACTACAGGAGGTGGTGGTGGAGGTGATGATGGCGGTGGAAGAAATCTTTTTGGTGGTAGTAGTATGTTTGAGCCTCAAAATATAGGACTTCCGGGCATGGGCGACCCAGCGTTGCTTGCTGCATTACAATTTCCAGTTGAAAACTTTTTACAGCAATACGTAGAAGAAACGAGCAACCAAAATACTAGCATAATTAGCTTGTTTGAGGACTATTTAGTATGACATATTTAGATTTAGTAAACAATGTCCTTAGACGCTTGCGAGAGGACGAAGTAACGACTGTTAACGCTAATGTGTACAGCAAAATGGTTGGTGATTTTATTAATGACGCTAAGAACTTTGTTCAGAACGCTTGGGACTGGTCACAACTCCGGTCAACCCTTACGATTACTACCGCTGCTGATGACTACACGTACTCACTTACGGGGTCACAGGACTACGGTAAGATCTTGCATTTGATTAACGATACGTCTAACTTGACTATGGAGTACCGTCCTCAGTCTTGGTTTGACGAACAGTATCTCATTAACACACCTGCCTCTGGTGCACCTGAGTATTACACATTCAACGGTGTTGACGGAAGCGGTGACTCACAGATTGATGTGTACCCTAAGCCTGATGGTGTGTACTCTTTGAAGGCTAAGATTATTACTAGAAACACTGAGCTGTCTGCTGACTCAGATACGTTGGCTGTTCCTAGTCAGCCTGTAATTCACATGGCAGTAGCACTGCTGGCGCGTGAGCGAGGTGAGACAGGCGGTACATCTACCCCTGAGTACTTTGCTATCGCTGACAAATATTTATCAGATGCTATCGCTATGGATGCACAGAAGCACCCTGACGAAACCGTCTGGTACACCCCGTAGGAGTAAGTATGGCCCAGCCACTACAAACAATTAACTTGATTGCTCCTGCGTTTAAAGGAATCAACACAGAGGATTCCCCGTTAGCACAGGACGCATCTTTTGCTGAAGTTGCTGACAACGCTATTATTGACAGGCGTGGTCGTTTGGCTTCACGAAAGGGTAATGCTGTTGCTACCACAGATAAGACTGTCTTAGGTACTGACTACCTGCACAACATACACGAGTTTTACGACAGTGCGGGTAACGAGGTAATCTTTAGTACTGGTAACAACAAGATTATGACAGGCACAACTACTCTGGTTGATGCTACGCCGGGGTCGTACACGATTAGTGCTAACGATTGGAAGATAATTAACTTTAACGATCATGCTTACTTCTTCCAGCGTGGCTACGAGCCTTTGGTGTACAGCAACAGTCTAGGCGCAGTTACTAAGATGTCTAGTGTATCTGGTGCATCTGTAACTTCTGCACAGTACGCTAACGAGGCTATTGCAGCTTACGGGCGAGTGTGGTGCGTAGGCAACGCCACTAATGACAACACGATCTACTGGTCTGACTTGTTGATTGGACATGATTTTTCTGGTGGATCTAGCGGATCTATTGATGTATCTAAGGCATGGCCTAACGGATTTGACAAAGTTGTAGCCATTGCAGCACACAATGGGCTGTTGATTATCTTTGGTGAGAACAACACGCTTGTTTACGCTAATGCTGAAAGCCCTGCATCTATGGAGATACGTGATGCTATTCCGGGTGTTGGTTGTGTAGACCGTAAGAGCGTACAGAACATTGGTACTGACTTGATTTTCTTGACTCAGACAGGCTTGCGTAGCCTTGGTAGAACCATACAAGAAAAATCTCTGCCTATTACTGACTTGAGCAGAAACATCAAGCAAGAGATTATTGCAAACGTGCTGGCTAAGACTGACCCCGTTAGTTCTGTGTACAGCCCAGAAAACTATTTTTACCTGCTGTGTTTCCCCGACCTCAACTTAGTCTACTGTTTTGACGTTAGAGGTTTGTTGGACAACGGGTCGTACAGGGTAACACGCTGGCCTAGTGTGAACTTCAAAAGCTTTGCCAGAGATAGGAACGGAGATATATACATTGGCACTACGTCTGGTGTAGGGACTTATGAAAACTTCTTGGACGCAGGTAGTCCGTATCGTTTTAGGTACTACAGCCCCGGCTTGACGTTTGGTGATCCCTCAAAGATTAAGATGCTCAAAAAGATTAGACCTACAATTATTGGTGGTAACAACTCTGACATACACTTGAAGTGGTCATATGATTTTTCAGCGTTGGTAAACACAGGAACATTTAGAACAAGTGCTGCAATACCCGGTTTCTACGGACAATCTGAGTACAACGTAGCTGAGTTTTCTGAAGAGGGCACAGTAATTAGTAGGTCAGGAATTAACACGACAGGCTACGGAACAGTAGTCAGCGTAGGACTAGAGGCCGACATCAACGGGTACTCTTTGTCGTTGCAGGAAATGAA